ACATTTGCGAGTAAAGACTTCGGGGGCGTTGGTCGTTGCCACGTCAACCGATATCGAATTGGGTACAATGGAATCGGCTTGCACTGCTGCCGGGCCTTGCACGGTTCGCTTGCGTACCGCGACAGGTACGGCTAAGTTTGTGGCGAATGGAGTGGTTACGATCAACAATCCGGTTTATGCGGCGGCGGCTGGGAAAGTTGCAAGCAGCGGAACAATCCGGGTTGGGACGGCATTGGAAACGACCACGGCCGATGGCGACGTTGTGGAAGTTCTCCGCACGAAGGAGGATTCCGATGCTGCTGCTGCTGGCGGAACCACGGCGGCGGCATTCCTGATTGATTCTGATTCGGCGATTCCGAAAATCGAGTTGGCTAGTTACGTCGGAGGAAGTGGTGATTACAAAACCACGTTGAAGCCGGAAGCCACGCTGAGCGGGAACAACACGATCACCGTGCCCGAAGCGGATGGCGACACGCTGGCCGCTGTGGCATTGGCTCAGACGTTGACCAACAAGACGCTGACCAGCCCGGTTATCAACACGCCAACCGTGAAAGACGCGACGGAAACGGTAGCAGCAACCAACGTGATTGCCGCAACCGAAACCGGCACGACGTTCTTTCTGAATCACGCGACTGAGTTTGTTTCAACGCTTCCAGCCGTGGCGGCTGGGTTGCGGTTTACGTTTATCGTGACTGGAGCACCATCGGGAGCCAGCTATACGATCGTGACAGCTTCAAGCAACAACATCATCTTGGGACACGTTGTTTCGTCTCAAGATGCTGGCGGCACGTCTGACTCAGAAACCAGCGGCGGCGATACGATTTCCTTCGTTGACGCGAAAGCTGTTGTGGGCGACCGTGTTGATGTTGTTTGTGACGGTACTAACTGGTTTGCGAGCTGCTCGTGCAAGACGTTTGACGCCATCACGATCACAACCGCAAGCTAATCTCACCTGACATGCCTGCCGGGTGGAGTTGCAACGAAGCCCGGTAGGATTTAATACACACTGCTTAAATTTGTCAGGAGAAAAGGTTATGCAATGCCAGCCCCAACAACTAGTTTGGCAACCCTCCGGCCTGATCTGGCCGGTTCACTGACTGAGTTCGATCTTCAAGCGAATGAAGGCGGGTTTGTTGCCCGTCAAGTTCTGCCGGTGATGAATGTGGCGAAGTCGTCAGGCTCTTACGGAATCATTCCGATCGAGCAACTGCTTCAGGAACGTGATACCGCTCGTGCGCCCGGTTCGGGATACGCACGCGGGAACTGGGAATTCGACGACGCAACCTACGTCACGAAAGAGCACGGTGCTGAAGAACCGATCGACGATAATGAACGCGAGATGTATTCCGATTACTTCGATGCTGAGTTGATCGCTACCGCTCGCGCCCGGTCTGCCGTGTTGGTGAATGCTGAAAAGCGTGCGGCGGCTGCCGTGTTCAATACCGGAACGTGGACGGGTGCTGCGTTGACTACTACGGTTGGAACTGCCTGGGCCACTATTGCCAGTTCTACGCCGATCGTGGACGTGGAAGCGGCGGTCATCAAGGTTTACGAAGGTTCGGGCTTATGGCCGAACGCTTTGGTAATCAACCGGCTGATTTTTCGTAAGCTGCGAAATACCACGGAAGTGATTAACCGCATCCAATCGAGTGGAGCTGGATCGCCAACCAAGGCCAGCGACGTGACGGTCGATATGCTGCGGGCCGTGTTCGATCTGGATTATATCATCGTGGCCGGTGGTACTCGCAACAGTGCTTTGGAAGGTCAAGCCGCAACACCCGGCCAAATCTGGGGAAGCGGTTACGCGATGGTCTGCAAGATCGCGACGACCAACGACATGCGAGAACCTTGCATCGGTCGCACCTTCCATTGGGCACAAGATGGCTCAATGCCTGATGGCGTGATCGAAAGCTACCGCGAGGAACAAACGCGGGCGGACATCGTTCGCCATCGGCATCAAGTTGCCGAGGTGATTTTGTATCCGCAAGCCGGTCACTTGTTGGACATCGCACCCTAACCGCGGGAGGCTGAGCGTTGTCTACCGCCTTCGACGCCTTGTTCGCCTCCGCTGGTTTCCCCGTTCTGCTTGGCCAGTTCGGGGAAACCATTTACTACTATTCTTCACGGACTGGTAGAGCGAGGGAGATTCAGGCAATTGTTAATCGTGAACCTCCATCCATGTATGTGGCGGGGAATGTCGTTAGTCCGAAGTTCTCAATTCGCGTGCTGAATGATTCCACGAATGGGATCAGCAGCGAGGAAGTGAATTTAGGAAACGGTTGGATCGAGTTATACGAGCGGATCGGTGACAGCGACAAAGTAGCGGTTGGCATTCATTCGCTGACTTCTCAGGACGCGGGCGTGACGGGACTGAACCTAGTATGAGCATTACGATTACCGCTGATACGGCTGGACTTGAGGCAAAGCTCAGTGCGATTGCTGGCGGTCTGGACAAAGCCAAGCGACGGGCGGCGGCACGTACTGCAACGCATACGAAGAAGTTGATTTCCGATAAAGTGCGCGAGCGGGTAGCGGTGAAGGCGTCAACGGTGAAAGAGAACGTATCGAGCAAGAAGCAAGACACAGGGCAGGTTATCCGTTTGAAGAAAAGCGACCGCGTTAGCTTGCGAGAGTTTAGCGCAAAGCAAACGAACAAGGGCGTAACCTATCGCATTTCCAAAACGGGGAAACGCGGGTTTGTGCAAAGTGCATTTCAAGGCCCAAAGCCCGGCATGATGTTCGTTAAATACAAGGGAACCGTATTTAAGCGAAAAGGGAAACCACGGTTGCCGATTCAAAAGCTGTGGGGTCCATCGGCTTGGGGTGCGTTCACTGGCGGTGCGAAGGAAAAGACGGTAAAGGACTCCACACCGGAAACCGTAATTGACACGCGAGATTTTTATAAAAAGTGGTTGGAGCATGAGATCAGTTTCGTAATCAGCGAGGCGGATAAGTAATGGCAACGCCGATCAACGAGCAAATTATAGCGGTGATAAAGACGCGGTTGGAATCAATCACGGTTGCCAATGCCTATCAAGAGAACGTACCGTCAGTGGATCGGCCGATACGAAACCGGGGAATCAATCCACGAAACAACCAGATCACAGTAGTGAAGGGCGACGAGGAAAAAGACGAAGCCTTGAGCCACGATGGAAACCCTCCGGCGATAGCCTGGAATATGCCGGTAGAAATCAGGGGTATCCTGAAAACGAACGAGACAGATAACGCATTCATCGACACGTTAGCGAATCAACTAGGCGCGGACATTATGAAGGCAGTCACGAACGCTTCGGCATGGTGGAACTTTGGCGGGTTGGCGATCAATGCGGCGTTTGAATCAATCGAAAAATACATTGCGGACGATGGCGGGGCGAATGGGGTTCTAGTTCCGCTGCGAGTCACTTACCGAGTTTCTGAAACCGATCCATATACAGCGAGGGCTTAAAAATGCCACTTCTGAAACGTGTTAGAGTTTTGTCTGCCAAGATCGAAACGACGAGCGGTACGGCTGAAACGCTCGCCGCGGCTGACGCTGATTACAATGTTTTCGATGCGATGATCCAGCCGAATATCGAGTACATTGCCCGACCTTCGCAAGGTTCATTTGGACATCTCCCCGGAACAATTGGACCGTTGACCGGGACGGCGACATTCAAGACCGAGCTAACCGGCAGCGGGACTCCTAACACGGCTCCGCAATGGGCGTTGGCATTACTACCCGCGTGCGGGTGGGGGCATTCTGGCGGATTGTTTACGCCATTAGCTGAGGCTGTAGGATCGAATATCAAGACGGTAACAATCGGGCTACACGAAAACGGACTATTCAAGCAGCTTCGCGGTTGTTCTGGAAACTTCACTATCACGATTGAGCCAGGTAAACCGATCATGTTTGACTGGACTTTCCAGGGTGCGTGGGTTGCTCCGACTGACGCCACAATTCTGGCTCCGACGTATCCGACAGCCAAGCCCTTGAGAGCGGCCAGTAACACGTTCACGATTGCCGCTTGGACTCCGTGTTTTCAGTCAATGAAGATCGAAAGCGGGAACACGATTACCCCAAGAGAGTGCGCTACCGCAGCGGGTGGTATCTCGTACGTGCCTGGAATCCCTGTTGGATTTGTAAATATCCGTTGACATAGCTCCTCTTCGTATAGCCAATCACAGCCAGCCGTTCTAACAATGGCGTACTCGCCGCCAAAGTCCGTACATGGCGTTTCGCAATAGGAATAATATGAATCAAATTCTGGATGCCAATTCGGATCTTCAATGACTGACTCCAAACCAATGTCAAGCGTAAGCGTTGTCGCAATTCCATCTTGGCATGGGCCGCATTTCGGCAGCGGCGGATCATCTTCTGTAACTTCATCGCAACAAGCACAATCATAAGCCTCTACTAAAAGCCCGTCCGTTGTTCCCTGCTCCAGCATCAACACGTCTTCCGTACCAGCTTCCAAGAGTAGGTACTCTGGATCGTGCAAAACAAAATACCCGTCTGCGTTTAATGCAAACGATCCTGTATTCGTTAAGAGCCATTGTCCAGGTTGTGGTAGCGGTTCCGCCATTCATCACCCGCACGCCGCGCCTGTTATCTGTTCACTGCACCAATAGGTTGATACTTCTCCCGTAGCACTTACCCAAGCTATGCCCGCATCGGCCGCTGACATTCTGCCTGCTGGCGGTCGTTTCCACTTGCTCGGAGCTGTGCTCGGATTGTGACCTGTTGCCAAAGTGTTCCCGTCCAAGTCCGCAACCGTATAGGTAAAGCTGCATTGTGTTGTCAGGTTGCCCGCACTCCCGCCAGTCTGAGTCATCACCGTGCGGATCGGTGCATCTATTACCGATCCGCTCGTCAAAATGAACATGTCATTGGAAACGTCGTCAATCTTGCCCAACACCGGGTATTGCGTTCCGGTAGCCAATTCCCAGGATGATGCCGCCACGCTGTACGTTGTCCCGTTGGCTCCGGTCCCATTCGAGAACCTCGCCCGGATAATCGGCCCCGGTTGTGCTACTCCCGTTTCTGTCGTCGGTACTTGCTCGCGGAAGTTGAACAGGATCAGCTTGCCCCCCGTCCCGGTTGGCCGCGTGCCGAGAATGACTAGCCGCCCGTTCACTATGTCCACGTCCGTGACTTCAAACGCCGCGTATGGTGGAGCGGTTTGTGCGTGTACGTTTTTCCACAGCGTATTGACGGATTGCGGGTTACGCGGGTATTCGCGCCCGCTCGCGGGAGGGTGCCAGCCCTCGACGATGCGAGTAGCCTTGATTACCCGCTTCGCAAGTTCTTCCGTCTTAAACCCGATCCCGGCCATGTTTAGCCCTTAACAGCGATCGAATAGTAGACTTTCGACATTCTCGCCAATGTCGTTGGCGTTCCGCTGTCAGTGATCGCAACGGTCATAATCCCTATCAACTGATCGCCGTTGACCACGCCCGTGGCTGTGATGTCAAACGCCCTCGCCGAAAACGTCAGCGAATTGATCGTTGTTGCACCAGTCGTCACCAGGTCGGAACCGATCAGCCCCGTATCCGCATCCGTTTTGTAAACCGAGAAATCTACGGTTGCCGTGCCGTTGGCTGTAGCCGTATTCATGCCGCCGTAAAACACGATTTGCAATCCTTGCCCGGCGTCATACTCTGCCGGAACCCACCAGCGAAATCGCGTTTTCTGCGTTACCGTTGTCCCGCCCGCGTTGCTTGTCTGCACGTAGAAATCGTTCGTTGCGATAATCAAGCCCAGATCATCGCTGGCCGCCGTATTCGGCAAGACTGCATTGGACGCACTATCGAAAATCCGCAAGTCTTCAAGCGGGACGTTGTATTTCTTCGTCTCTTGGGCCAACTTGGAGCGTTCCAGCTCCATCGCGGCATTGCAATGAATGTTGAGAATGTCGCCGCTATTGATTGTCGTTGTAGGCATTTGTTAAGTCCTTAGAAAAAGTTGAGCGCGTTAAAGTCCGATTGTGCGAGCGTTCTGAATTCGATCCAATGGCCGATAGTGGTATCAGTTTCCTGCGTGCCGTCTGGTTTGATGAATGCCGGTTGCGTAACTGGTTCTTTATTGTTGTCCAAACACGGCACACGTAATTTGATGTCGGCGGTTGGGAAGCGATAGAATCCCTCGTGCTTCAACCGCTTCCACCACGCCCGCGCGTTAGTCGTGCGTAGCGGCTTTCGCATCTGGAAAGTTGCTGAGATTTCCACATAGGAAAAGTCTTTGCCGATAATGTCTTGGGCCTGAATATCAACCAGCTTCACCGTGCCGACAGGAAACCCAAGAAAGGTTGTGGAATTAGTCGTGCCGATGTACGCATAAAAAACCACTGGATCAAAAGCCGCGAAATTCTTTTTGCACGTTAGAGCCAGATCGTAGAACGTCTCTTTAACGCCGTTCAACGGCTCGCCTGTGATTGTCGCGATCGGCTTGCCGGTAACATCTTCGTCAATCGCCTCCTCGCTGCTGATCGTATGCCAACTCTTGACGGTTGGCATGTTCAGCGGGTTTTGATCTCCGCCACCTGATTCGATTGTTGGGGCACTGTACTTACAGACGATCTTGCCGTAGAGAACGGTCAGCTTCGCGATGTTCCGATCGACCAGGCGAGCGTAACTAATTTGCGGGTGACTGTCGCCGATCCGTGGACAGCCGCTTGCCGCGCTTACGTCCGCCTCGCTCCAGTTCGGATCGCTGGCCGTGAAATTAGCGGTTCGCGTCCAATCGAGAGTACCGATCAGACCATTCGGCCCGGCACTGTTTTGGAGTTCCCCTTGTGGTTCCCATTCAATGTTGAAGGTTGTCATCCGTCAATCACCTTTTCAACGGGCTTTGTCCACACTCCACGCTTGATTTCGTCAAGCCGTTTTTCCGCTGCCTTTGCATTGGCTTCCGCTTTGGCTTGCAGCTTGCGGATTTCTTCTAACATCTTTTCCGTTGCCGTCGCCGTTCGTTCCGCCGGTTGCATTCCGCCGCCTCCTCTTGTTAGCGTTCTGCTTTCGGTTGCTTGCAGATTCGCCGCGGCTTTATAGAACGAATCCCATTGCTTATCCTTTTCGTCCTCGATCCGTTCGCGGAGGCGAGCAATATCTTCATCGCCGCGTTTCTTCGATTCCGCCAAGTCTTTGCGGATTTGCTTGCGTTCATCCCGCATGGCCTTTTTGCGTTCTTCTTCCTGTTTCTTGGCCTCCAGTACGTCAAACAATTCCATCTGATATTTGCGGCTGGCTTCGCCGACGTTTTCGAGCATTAGTTTGTGCTGGAATAGTTCTCGGTTGCTCATTCCGAACGTGGCAACTTGTTCCTCTAGTGCCTTTTCCAGGCTCGTGGCATTGTCAGCGATGGCCTGATGACTAGCCTCGTATGCATTGGCGTCGTCCGTCCGTTTCTGCAACGCCATCCGCTCTAGTTCTTCGTTAAGTTTATTCAGTTCCGCCGTAAGCGGTTCGGCCTTCGCTCTGGCTTCTTCAAGCATCGTCTTGGCCGCACCTTCGCCTTCTACCCACTTGGACACGTCAACGCCGATAAGCCCTAGCCCCTTCTCTTTGAGCCACTGCTTATCATGGAATTCCTTGAACTTCTGCATCTGCTTTGCGGCTATTTCAACTTCTTTATTTGCCGCGTCCGCTTTCTCTCGCAACTCGTCTCGAATCCGTTCCATCTCCGCGCGTCGATTCGACGGGTCTTTAATCAAGTTAGCCCGCTGCATCTGTTTGTTCACTTGATCTAGCTGGGCTTTGGAAAGTGCATTAGATTGCTCCACGCCCTGACGCATCGCTTCGTTTAGCTTCTCTTGGGCTCCTTTCGCATCGACGAGCCATTCGATCAGCTTGTACCCTGCCACCGCGATGATGGCATAAATCCCCAGCCGATACGCTCCAGCCGTCGCCAACCCTTCCTTTTGTGCGTGAGCGTATTTTTCTGTGGCATGTTTCGCCGCGTTCAGGTCGTGGGCGATGAACTCCAATCCGGGGATTCTGAACACACCCAAATGAGAAAGCGTTGTTGAGAGAGAGAACAACGATTTACGCAGCCCGCCGCTCTTTTCCGCTACCTTGTCCATCGCCTTGCCAGCGCCGTCAAGTGCCGCCGACGAGAACGCCTTTTGCTGTTGCAACGCGATTGCTAACGATTCTTTTGCTGCAATCGCATTGGCCTTGGCAATGTTCTGCTGCATCATGCGGGACTCAGATTGCACCCGATGCAGCTTGGCAG